GAACACGGCGCCGAACGATGTGATGCTGCCGATCGGGTCGACCGTGACGCCCTTCTGCCAATCGCCGGCCGCCGGCTCACGGATCATTCCCCACAGCGACGAACGCACAGGCACGCTGCCCGTGGTTGCCGCCTTGGTGGACAGGCCGGATGCGAGGATCAGCGAAAGGGATCGTTCAGCCACGGGTCATTCCTCGAGCAAGGATGGCGGCCAGGAGGAAGGCGATGCTGCCGCCGACGATGAGTGCCCACGGCAGGCCGAGCAGCAGGTAAGCGCCCGCGGTCGAGCAGCCGGCACCCAGCACGAGCAACTGGATCAGGATGCTGGTCGGATCGACCAGCCCACTGAACAGCGACTTCAGGTAGGCCAGAACTTGAACCAGCGTGGGCACGGCGACTTCCATCAGGACTGGCTTTCGGTGGTGACGCGAGGCGGACGGCCGCGGCGCGGGGCCGTGGGCACGACTGGCGCCTGTTCTTCAACAGCGGCTGCAACTTCCGCTGGCGAGTCGACCGGAGGGGACTCGACTTCGACCGATTCGGCAACGGCGACCGGCTCGGTAACTGCAGGTGGCGGCTCGACAGGCTGCTGCGCAACCATTTCGGACGGCGCGATCAGGCTGGCAGGCATCGCGATCTCGCGTGCCCGACCGTGCTTGACGTAGTAGCCGGCGTCGACCGCGCTCGCGAAGAAACTCTCACCGACCGACAGGGACTCGCCCATGTGGTACATCGGCTTGAGTGCCTCCATGTGTCTGGTTTGGTAATCCATGCTCCACTCCAATTGAAAAAGGCCCGGCACCTTTCGATGGCCGGGCCTTCGTTACCGCACTGACTCAGATCACGAAGCGTAGGACTGAGCCTTGTCGATGAACTGGACCGCTTGCGAGCGGCGCTTCGTCCAGTGGATCCAGCGGTCGACCTTGACGCCCATGAGGCCGTTCTGCCAGAGCGAACGCAGCGAGGTCGCGCCGCCCGATGGGGCGTCGTTCATCTCGAGCGAGGCTTCGGTCGACACGTCGATCATCATCTGGTTGTCGTCGGCCAACAGCACTTCAGCCTGGTTGATCAGGATGAGATGCTGGTCGCCCGGCGAGCCAGATGGCGTGACGTTGTTCGACACGATGACCGGCAGACCGTAGAAGGTGCCGCCGTTCATGGTCAGGTCAGGGAACGCCTTGAAGTCCTGGTTGGTGCGCATCATCGACAGGCGGATGGCCAGCGATGCAGACATCACCCAGACGCCAGTCGCCAGGCCGAGCTCGGCGTCGGCGAACTGGGTCATGATGTACCGGACGTCGGCATCGATCGCAGCCAGCGTTGCACCAGTCGCCTGACGCGGCGTGACGCCGTAGGTCAGCGATGCCGGAGACACGTTGGCCACACCCGGATAGGCCGGATCGATCAGGCGCTTGTCGAGGTACTGCGAGATACCGTCGACCAGATCCTGACGCACCAGCGCTTCGGCCGATGGGTTCGACAGCTTGGCCAGTTCTGCGGTGATGACGCAGATGGTCGAAGCCTTGGACCACGGCAGGGTGATGTTGTCGAAGTCGAGCTTCTTCACTGGAGCCGGCAAGCCCTCACCCACGAAGGTGCCGGTGGTGCCGGCGGTCTGACGCGGGATGCGGATGTTGAACGGCACGCGGCGCAGCGACGACAGGCGACCCAGAATGGTCTGGGGGCGCAGCAGTTCGATGAACTCGCTGACCATGTCGTTGTACTGAACCAGCGGAGCCGCCCAGGTCGTGTCGCTCGTCGTACCAGCCGCAACAGCCGCCTTCATGACGATGCCGAGTTCGGGCATGTCTTTGTAGAGGTTGTTGGCCAGCACTTCGGCTTGCATCAGGTTGCCCTTGGAGATGGCAAGCAGCGCAACGAAGCGGGTGAACGCGGTGCCAGCAGGCGCATTGCGGCGCACGCTGATCGGGCCGGAACCGGCGATGGCGACGGCGCCTTGGCCGACACCCGTGTTCACGGCAACAGGCACGGCCTTGGCGACCATCGTCTGCTCGTGAGCCTTGAGGCGGGTCAGGTGCTCATCGATCGCCTTGACTTCGGTCTGGAGACCGTCGTATTCCTCGGACTCGTGAGCGTCGAGGGTGCGGCCATCGGTGGCTGCCTTGGTCATGATCGCGTCGCTGCGATCGACGGCTGCGGTGCGCTTCGTGTTGAAGGCGCTGATTTGTTCTGCGAGGTTCATTTCCTGTCCTTTCGAGACGTAAAAAAGCCCGCTTGAGGCGGGCTGGTTTGGGTGTCCCGAAACGCCGGGCGAGGGGTTGGGCGTGTCGCCCGGTGGAGCGCCGGACGCCGCCTTGGCGACGGTGGGCGCGAGGTCAAGACGCACGACGGGCCGAGAGCCAATCGCGGCTCTGCGGATGGCCATGTCGGCGGCCTTGATTGCGGTGATGGAGCAGTCACCGTTGGCGGCGACGGTCACGGCCGAGAGCTCGAGCCACAGCCACTTGATGAAGCGCTGTGCGTAGGTGCCTTCGATGCGAGCGGACTCGATCGCGCTGAACCCGATGGACAGGCCGCGGACCAACTTGGCCTCGAGGGTGTCCCACGCTTCGTCCAGGCGGTCCTTCAGCTTGCCGGGCTTGTCGACCTTGGCGACCTCGCCCTCGACTTCGATTCCCTTGTCGGTGACCTTGGCGCTGGTGATCCAGCCGATCGGCTCGCGGCTGTTGTGCTGCCACAGGAACGGGATCGGCAACTTGAACTCGGCGCCCTTGGGCTCCACGATGTCGCCCATGCGGTCGACGCTCGGCGTGGTGGCAAGACCAGAGAACGTGCGCTTGCCGTTCTTGTCCTCCATCGCCTTGATTTCAAAGGTCGAATAGGCGCGGTTGATCGTGGTCATGTGCGACCTCCAGAAGCGAAAAAACCGCCCGAAGGCGGTTTGGTGGGTTGCGGCTTGAAGCCGGTCAGGCGTCGGTGAACCCGAGACCCTGATAGCGGCCTTCGGATGTGATCACCAACAGGCCGGCAAGCGCCGGCTTGGCCTTGGGCGGATCGATGACTTCAAGCACGGGGATCGGCTGATCCATGCCCATGTAGTGCGCGGTGGTCGCGACGTCGTCGCGCAAGGCGGCGTAGGGGCGATCCGATCTGCGGCGCAATGGCAACAGGTCGAAAACGCCAGTGACGGCGTTGAACGTCAACACCAGGGTAGCGTCTGCCATGTCGTCACCTCGTCGGAAGTTGCGGGTCAAGTGGTGAACATTTGGAACCTCGCCGTGCGCGGCGGCGACGGGTTCAGGGACATCAGCGAGTTCGCGTCGAACGTGGCCATCAGCGGGTCGATCTTGGCGGTGCCGCTGGCCTGCTTGGTGATCGAAACAGCGTTCCCGTTCTGCACGATGCGCGCGTTGCCGGCGCACCAATTCATGAGCGGGCTGCCGCAGTGAACCATCTCGCCGCCGGCCAGCTTGCGCTCGGTCGTCTTGATGGCCCCGTTCAATTTCCACCCCTGCGAGATCGCGATGATCTGATCCATCTCGATCTTGCGTTCGGGCGACGTCAACTCGTCCACGATGTCGCCGATGCCTGCAGCGTCGACGCCGATCGCCATCTTCTCTGGCAGCAGCGATGCGGCATGGATCCGGCACACGATGTCTGCAACCTGGCAGACGTCTTCACCCGGGCGGTCGACCATCGTCAGATCACCGTCGCGTTCGAAGTCGAGCAGCCGCGGCGCGATTTCCTTGCGCCGCTCGAGCACGATGCGGTGTGCCCACGCATGGCACCAGTGCAGCCACTGTCTCGTCACGCGGTCGCGCCCGACGATGGCCAGTCCGAGCAAGTCGTCCAGCCCACCGCCGTCGATGCCGACGACGATGACCTCAGACCGTTTGATGATCTCGTCCAGCGTCAAGCCGGGCTCAGCCTGCTGTTCCCAGAAGTCGGCGCCGGTCCAGCGATCGGATCGCAGGTTCAGGCCGATCTCGACGTTCAGGTGCTTGGCAAGGAATCCACGCATGGACTCGTCGCCGGCATCCTTGGCCTTGCCGAACTCGCGCTCGAGGAACACCCGGTCGACGGAGTAATCCATGTTCGGATTGACCATCGCGAAGTTGGCTGGGTCAAGGTGTTCCTTGGCCTCGATCATCTCCTCGGGGAACTCGTAGATCACCGGCACGAACGCCGGGTCGATGATCTTCCCGTCGCGCACGTCGCGCGCGTACTTCAATTTCTGCTTGAACACGCCAGCCGGCGGGTCGTCGCTCTGGGTCGTGAGCCAGATGATGAATCCCTCGGGCCGCGACGCCAGGCCGCCGGTCGCCTCGCGCAGCATGTTCTCGGCGTTGGCCACCTTTCCGAACAGCCACGCTTCATCGACCAGGATGCCGACCGCTTTCTTGCCGCCGACTGTGCTGTTGTCGGCTGCCACCACTTTCAGGTTCGCGCCGCTGGTGCGGTGCGTGATCGTCTTGATGTGCGTCTGGACGTGCATGAGCTCGTCCAGTTCGTCGTCCTTGACGCACATATCGCGCGACGGCGCGTAACTGTTGTTGGCGATCTCGACGGTCGGCGCCAGGATGATGAACTCGGCCGACTGCCGCCAATTCAGGATCAGGCTGGTGAGCATGATCGCCGCGGCGATGGTCGACTTGCTGTTCTTCTTGGGCAGGCAGACGAACCACTCGGTGATCAGTCGCCGCCCAGACTCGGCCTCGTAGGCGCCGAAGATTGAAGCCGCCAGATCGAACACCCACGGCGCGCAGGCTTCGCCGATCGTCGGACTGCCAGGCGCGTCCACGATGCGCAACTCGCGCATGACGACCAGACCGCGCTCGGCCTCGTCTGGAAAGATCGGCGCCGGAATGATCGACTTGCCCTGCTTCAGCCGATCAGCCCAGTCCAGGCAGGCGGTCGACCATTCAGGCTGACTCAACTCGACGTCACTCCACGGTCCCCTTGATGTCCATCGGGGTTACTTGTTGCTGACCACCAACTTGGGCGGGGGTGTTCCGGCAGCGAATCGGCCGGCACCGGCCTTCTTGGCCTTGTCCGCCTGTTCTTCTTTCTTGCCGCCCTCGCCTTTCTTGGCGTGCGTGTACTGAACAGCGGCGATGGCCGCCCGGACCTGAAGGGGTGTCGCCTCGACTTTCCCGGTCGCCACGTCCTGCAGCAACTTGAGCATGTCGCACTCGGCGATCAGCACTGGCGGCGGCTTCGGCTTGGCCTTGCGCCCAGCACCAGGCCGAGCGCCGCCGCTACGTCCTTTTGCTCCAGCCATTTGATTTCATTCGAATAGGGGTTTTATTCCGCGAATGCGGGTACGGGCGGTCAGGGTCGGTCGGCCGCCTGGCA